CTCGAGTTTCCCATCCAGGTACCTTGCCGTCTTCCAGTAACCACTCATGTAGAGTTGGTTCCGAAGAGACGATAAGGACTCCACCTCCGTAGCGTCCTGCCATCGTGCAGGGAAATCTTGCCGGACACGTACAATGCTAACGTCGTGTCCATTAAAGTACTCCCTGCCACAAGACTCTCTGAACTTTCCAGTCCAGAAAGACTTGCTCGTCCCTACTCGAGCACCAAAATGCTCGAGAATACGAACGATGGAGGTCACTTGATCCACAGGGACAATTAGATCGTCCCCATAGACGCGCACCGAGTCCGAAAGCTGATGTATACGCTTCCGGCAAAGTGACTCGTTAAGCGATCTCTGAATCCCTATGAAGATCAATGTAGTAAAAACCATTGCTTCAATTGGGAAGCAAAGTGCTGAACCCATTGACGCGAACTTACTCAGACGAATCACTTCGCCTGTAGGAAGTTCTGCTCGACGTGAACGACTTGCATCGACTGCCGCATGGAGATGCGGAAAGTCGGACAACATCGTTCTTACGAGCTGATTCGAAACACGATCGGAAGCATCACTCAGGTCGAGTGTTGCGGTTCGTTGATCAAACGAACCTAAACGAGCAAGTTCCTGATTAGGAACCTGATCGTCAAATCCGATCAACTTAGGAAGTAAGTCATCTTCCTTATAGTGCTCGAGGAAACTACGGTAGAGCGCTTGCTGCACATACTGCATGCAGGTAGGCTCCATTGCAATCACTCGAGGTGTCTTGAGCGTCTTAGGAACAAGTTTCACCTTTACAGGTGTCTCTTGCCCAGGTTCGAGGAAGTCAACATCTTGCAACCGGCGATATTCTCGCCAGTTGACTAATAGATGTTCGCCAGCGGGTAAAACCGCTTCAAGGCGATTGGTCCAGACAGATTGATGGTACTTCCCATTTCCGGAAAGACCATCAGCTGTTGATCCTGGACCATGCTTCGGTACAAGGCGTCCATAATAGACATCTCTGTCCATCAGAGAGAACACCTTGGCGAAGAGCACACTCGACATAGATTTGAACTCAGCTAGTTCAGCTGGGCTCAGATCGAGTGATCGGACTTCCTGCTCACACTTAACGAAATTCCTGACGGCAGCGGATTGGCGTGCTGGGGAGCACGCTTTCTCCATCTTACCAAACATCAGCGTAAGCTGACGAATGGCTTGAATACTGTCCGTACAGGGTTCGTCAAGTAACGAGCCACTACTCCGGTCGAACACACGACAGAAGAAACCTCCTAGAAATAGGGGGAGACTTCCTCCTCTTCCCACTCGGAAAGAGGAGTTGATGTCGACGTGTCCTTGGTCAAGCCATTTTTGGACAGCTTTTCCAAGGTCAGGTAGGGTTATCGTGAGAAACGACAACCCCTCATGTTCGACTCGCCTCGTGACGGTATCAATGTCACGAGTGGCGCTAGTGCAGCATTGATCAGCAGCTTCCGCTGCTAATCGGGACCAGAGTGACATCAGGCTTTTCATCGGACCTCCTCGATAGGGGGCTACCGAATCCATAGCCTATGTCTCTGTGCAGACGCACGCAACCAGCGTGCGAATACCACGGAGTTCACTCAATCAAGAGTGTTGCCTACTTCTCTGAGAACATTCCTACCAGAAGTGGAAGGAATGAACGTTGACGAGAAGATTGACGATCCTCTGGAGTACGCCGAAAAGTAGGAAAATCAAAAGGAGAGTCTTATAACTCACCTGGAGATTAACCTTAATTCCCGGAAACTCCGTTGGATCATCACGACCTTCCCTAGAATTCTTCCAACCCGAGGATTCATACCAAGAATCGTCGGAATCAGAAGATCCAGGGAGCTCGCTACGACTCACCACCAAGAACTTTGGAGATGAGCGCATCGGAGCTCGCAGTGAACAGGCCCTTAAAGCCCGTATACACTGCGAGAGCCTCGGCATTCGTGTAGCCCGCCGGTGGAACATCGAAGACAAGGTATGTTGCCATACCCACCTTCACGTTCTCTGACGGGCGAAACGGGTCCGAGGTAACCTTCGAATGGTCGACCCTCAAGAGCCGTCGAGCCCTCCCTTGCTTCGCAAGGGTATGGTTGACGGACAACTTGATCAATCCATCAGACGAAATGTAGGCCGACTCGTTACCCTCCGCAAAAGTACGCGGAAGGGGAACGGTCGTCCCACTAATCGTGATGGATTGGGGATCGGCAAGAGCCATAGGCATCACTCCTAGGGTCAAGGTCTTTGACCCCACTGGCGTTTTGACGCGGATTCACACCCACTACTTAACTCGACTTAAGCCGAGAGCAGCAGTGATAGCCTTTTGGGTATTATTCAAACTACCCATAGTAAGGCCGAATCCATAAGGCGTTGCCCTCCGACGGATCTTGGTCTCAGTGACCAATTCAACCGTCAAAGGGTGGACCCCTGCTGATTTATAGCCAGTAGGTCCGCTGTATGTATAGACATCGGAAACACGAGAGTGTTCCATGATGTATCCATACTTCAGCACAAGACCGTATTTGGACCAAGAATTGAGGTTGTGAATAACATCCCCAACGCTTGAAAACCAATCAACGGCCCAGCTCCAAGGGGTAGCATTCCAAACGGTTTCTGGCGTCAGCTCCAAACCAAGCAAATCTATCGCTTGGCGGGAGTTACCCCACATATCGTCTGCGTAGTTAGGCATATGATATGTGAAGGCACCTGAAAACCATTGCCGCTTAGTAGTTTCGCGGTAACGAAACACGCTACCCCCCCCGAGCGGAGGATCATCAACCACAGACTGGAGTGAGATCCCACTAACAAAAGTGGAATTAAACAAACCAGTTGCAACCAATGATTCCTCCAAAACTCGAGTTGGTGAGAATTGATAACGACGGCGGACAACTCTCCCGGAGTCCCTATAGGCCTGTTCCAACAGCCTTTGGGATTTGGATATCACTTTCGCGACATCCTTAATATCTCCAAGGAGAGGCTTCCACCCAAATTGGCCTTTCAAGTACTCGTTTGAGCTACCCTTAACAAAATTCTTAAGGTTTAGCTTTAGACGAGACTGCCACAAGTGTGATCCCAGCATAGCCGGGATCCCCTCGCGGTAAAGCTCAATGAGGGCGGTCGCAAGATCCGCCACGTTATTAGTGGGGGCACACCTACTAATGGCAGTAGTCCCAAGCGCCGCAAGCGTACTCTCGGAAGAGCGCGCAGACGGCGGAAAGGGCATACTGCCCACGGAGAAGGGCAGCATAACTCCTGTTAAGGAGTCACGCTGTTGCCTGCCCGTGGTATTGGTGTACCAACCGGATGAGACCGTTTGTAATGCCGGTGTTACCGGAAAGACAACGGACTTTCTCTCGGTTGTGAAATCCCCACCCACATCAGACACGGATTTGAGAGTCTCTCGCGAGACCTCATCTCTGTGGCCAAAGTGGTTCTCGGACTCAGTTACCTGAGTCCCTGTCCAAGGTGCCCAACGAAATCCAATATTGTATTTCGTGAGCTGCTTGACTCCCAATGAAGGGACTTCAAGCAGATAAGTGGCGTTCGGCCCATGGAAGGGTATCGAACGTTTCTTAATAGTACCCAGGACAGCACCAGCTCCTTATGGTCCCTGAGGGTTAATTCCCTCAATATTCCCGTACCCCA